AGTCTGGTCACAATCCCTTGATCTATGACCCCGCTGTTAGCACTACAACATATCGTAGGGTTAGTGAGAAAACAGGTTATGTAGGTACTGTTCCTGATGCCAACATTGCAATCTCTGCTTTTGGTAGATTGTGGGTGGCAAACACCACAGCCAATAACGCAACAGTCTTTTTCTCTGATTTGATTGCGGGTCATGTTTGGTCAACAGGTACATCAGGTTCTTTAAATGTAGATCGTGTTTGGGCTAATGGTGCTGATGAGATTACAGGTCTTGCCGCACACAATGGTTTCTTGTTTATCTTTGGCAAGCGTCAAATTCTGATTTACCAAAATGCCACTACACCAGCATCAATGTCATTGAGTGACACTGTTGAAGGCATTGGTTGTATTGCAAGGGACAGTATCCAGACAACTAGCACCGATGTGCTTTTCTTGTCTAACTCTGGTGTTCGTTCATTAATGAGAACGATTCAAGAGAAGTCTTCTCCAGAGAGAGACTTGTCTAAGAATATTCGTAATGACTTGACGACTGTAATTGCTGGTGAGACATTAGCAAACATTAAGTCTGTTTATTCAGAGCGTGAAGCGTTTTACTTGTTGACTACACCATCCATAGGTGGTGTATTTTGTTTTGACACTAAGGCTTATTTGCCTGATGGTGCGGCAAGAGCAACAACTTGGGACTCTATAACTCCAACAGCTTTTTTATCTCGCCGTGATGGTACTTTGTACATTGGCAAGAATGGCTACATTGGCTTGTATGGAACATATCAAGACTACCAATCTGCTTATCGGATGTTGTATTACACAAACCATGCAGACCTTGGGAATCAAAACCAAACTTCTATTTTGAAGAAGTTATCCATTGTTGTGATTGGCGGCACAAATCAGACTGTTTCCTTTAAGTGGGGATTTGACTTTAAGACAAACTACTTGTCTGCTGATGACACTATCCCAACTCAAGGCGAGTCTTATTACAACATTGCTGAGTATGGTGCTAATGCTACTGTAGTTGCACAGTACTCTGATGGTGTTGCGCTACAGACCTTAACTGTTTCTGCATCAGGAAGTGGGAAGGTTGTTCAAACTGGATATGAAACGGACATCAATGGTACTGAGTTGTCTATTCAGAAGATTGAAATTCAAGCCAAAAATGGCAAAGTAAGTTAAAGGAACATCATGAGTAATTACACAAAATCAACGAACTTTGCCACTAAAGATGCTTTATCTTCTGGCAATCCTTTAAAGATTGTTAAAGGTACTGAAATCAACACTGAGTTTGACAATATTCAAACTGCTGTTGCAACTAAGGCTGATTTAACAAGTCCTACCTTTACGGGTACTCCTACATTGCCAACAGGTACAACTGGAGTTACGCAACTATTTGGTAATAATACAACCCTGTTAGCAACAACAGCTTTTGTGCAAGCAGCGTTGGCGACATTACATCCTGTAGGTTCAATCTACATTAATGCTACAAACAGCACTAACCCTGCAACTTTGCTAGGTTTTGGTACTTGGACTGCATTCGGTGCTAGTCGTGTAATGGTTGGTTTTGACTCTAGCAATGCACTGTTTGATGCGGCTGAAGAAACTGGTGGTAGTGCAGATGCTGTTATTGTTAGCCATACCCACACAGCTACTTCATCAACAACTGCAACAGATTCAGGACACACCCACACTACTGTATTTGGTGGAGTTGCTGGTTCAGGCGCACCTGTTTTGAGCAACGGTGCTGGTTCAACCCCTGCAACTTCTACTGGCTTTGCAAACATAACTGCATCTACAACAACAACAATTGCATCTGCTGGTGTATCTGGTACTAATGCCAACTATCAGCCATACATCACTGTCTATATGTGGAAGCGTACAGCATGATTACACACCACTTTTCTGATGGACTGTATGCCAAGGAAGCTAGGTTTCCTGCGGGTGTAGCAATCCTCAAACACACCCACAACTTCAGTCACTTGTCTATTTTGGCTGAAGGCAAGGTTGCTGTGTTGCGTGGTACTGAGATTGACATTGTGACTGCCCCTGCTTGCATTGAGATTAAAGCAGGATTGATTCATGGGGTTAAGGCGATTACTGATTGTGTTTGGTTTTGTATTCATGCCACAGACGAGAAAGACCCGTCTAAAGTGGATGATGTTTTAATTAAAGGGGATTGATATGCCTTGGTCATCAATAGCGGCGGCAGTCGCACCAACAGTGATAAATAGCTTATTTGGAGGTGGCGCTGAGCAGGGCTATTCCAATCAAGGTCAACAACAACAAGCGGCGGCTCAAGCGGCGGCTGAAGCACAGCGTTTTCGCCCTGTAGGAGTAACTACAAGGTTTGGTTCTTCTAACTTCCAGATGTCTCCTGAAGGATACTTAACTGGTGCTGGATACACGTTAACGCCTGAAATGAAAGCCTATCAAGATCGTTTGATGGGTTTAGCTGGTGGCGCTTTGACTCAAGCAGAACAGGCTGGACAACAGTATCAACCATTGTCTACAGCGGCAACAGGTTTGTTTGGCTTGGGTCAACAATATCTTGCACAGAGTCCTGAACAGGTTGCGGCTCAATACATGAGTAGACAACAAGACTTGCTTGCTCCTAGCCGTGAGCGTCAGATGGCTCAGTTGCAGAACCAGTTGTTCCAGCAAGGTCGTGGTGGATTGTCTGTAGGTGCTACGGGTACTAGACCTAGTGGTGCGGCAGGATTGGGTGCTACTACACCTGAGATGGAAGCCTACTACAACGCTATGGCTCAACAAGATGCTCAGTTGGCGGCACAAGCACAGCAAGCTGGTCAACAGAATCTTGCTTTTGGTGCTGGATTGTTTGGCACTGGTGGTAATTTGTTGAATCAGTATCAGACAGGTCAAGTTGGCGCTCTTGCACCATTCCAAGGTTATTTAGGTGCTACTCAAGGAATTGAGCAGTTGGGTCAAACGCCTCTTGATATTGGCGCTCAGTTGGGTGGTAGATCAGCTACTGCTGGTGCTAATGTTGGTAGATCATTGCTTGAGGGTGGGATGGCGGCGGCTGGAAGTAATTTGAATGCGGCTAGAAATTCTTCAGATGAATTATTGCGATCAGGTTTAAGTGGACTTGCATCTAATCAACAGTTGTATAGTGGAATTCGTAATTGGTGGAATACGCCAAGTGGTTCTTCTACAACCAATGCTTTTTTCCCATAATGACATACGCTTTATTTACTAAGGAATAATTATGGCAACATCAGAAATCGCTGGACTTTTTCAAACTCCTGAGCAATATCAACAAGCCTTGCAACAACAGGCTTACAACAGGGCTGTTCAAGAAGAATCATTACCTTGGGGTGCTTCTCAACGAATAGCGGCTAATGTTGGTGGCTATCAACTTGGTGGAATCATTGGTCGTGCTTTGGGAGGTGAAGACCCTCAGTTGAAGATGATCTCTCAGCGTCAGCAAATCCTTGGGATGATTGACCCAACAAACCCTGATTCATTTGCGCCAGCTATTGAAGCATCATTGCGTGGTGGTGACCCACAAACTGCTTACTTGTTGCGTAATGAGATGATGAAGGCTAAGGAACAGGCTCAAGCGCAGCAGTTGCAGGGTTATAAATTGACTGATTACCTTACTGAGCGTGGCTTGGGTATGCAGGCTGCTGGTCTTACCAACATGGCTAATGAGTTGGTTGGTCAACTTAAGAACCCTGATGGCACTATTAATGAGGAAGTCAAGATTAAGTTGCTTTCATTCCCTCAAGGTCGTGATGCTATCTCTGCACAAGCTAAAGTTCTTCCTGCTTTGCGTCAACTTGGTGCTGCTGGTGCAGTTGAAGATGACCCATTCAAGATCTTTACTCAAGACCCAAGCATTCCTGCTAATGTAAAGACTCTTGCAACCCAATATTCAAGCAGTCTTGCTAAAGGAATAATTGACCCTGAAAAGATTGATACCAAGGTCAAAGAGTTGACTGACATGACTCAACGTATTCAACAGTTTGAACAGAATCAGGCTCAAATTAAATCTAATCAAGCACTGATGGATAGTTATAGACAGCAAGGTCTTCAAAATTCTCAAGCATATCTTGCAATTGCTCAATCTAATAATGCTCTTGCACAGCAACAAGCTGGATTCCAACAGCAAATGAAGTTGGATGAAGTTAATCGGAAGCGTGAAGAAGCCGCAAATAAACCTCTTAGACCAGACTTAGCTAAAGATGAAGAAGCTGACTACACAAATGCTAGTGCCGCTAGGAATCTTGCTACAGATGCTTATAACTATGTCAACAGGATTAAGTCTGGTGAAATTAAGTTTGGTTTGAAAGATCGTGCATCTATTGCAGCTAGAAGTGCATTAGGTTCAACTGACTCAGATGTAATCGCTAGAAATGACTTTGAAAGATTCAAGACTCGTCTTGTCAATGAATCTTTACGCTTGAATAAAGGCACTCAAACTGAAGGTGATGCACAGCGTTCAATCAAAGAATTGCAAAGTGCTGAATCTAATATTGATGCCGCTAAAGCGGTAAATACATTGGCAGAACTTAACGCAAGGAAAGTTGAGGATGCACAGAAATCTATTGAAAGACGTAGGATAAATGCTGGTTCTAAATTGCCTGAAGTCCCAATCGAAACATTGAAGTTTGAACCTCATATTTTCACAAACGCAGAATATTCATCATTCTTGAAGAATCCAAAGTATCCAAAAGGCTCTATTTTTGTTGACCCACAAGGGGTTAGAAGGGTGAAACCATAATGGCTGATTACACACAAGCACCTTTAGCTGGTGGTGAAGTACCAACATCAGTATTCCAAGCCAAAGTTCCATATTCACCCGTTGCTGAGTCAGCAAGGGCATTTGGTCAAGGTTTGACTTTTGGCACTTTGGATGAACTTGAAGCAGCATTGCGTACAGGTTCTATTAGTGGTGCTGAATATGAGAATCAACGCAACCTGTTACGGGCGCAACAAAAGCAGTTTGGTGAAGATATGCCTCTAGTTAAGACTCCATTGGAGTTAGCTGGTGGTTTTGCTTTGCCTATGGGGACTATGGGTAAAGTTGCCAAAGAGTTCGTTCCAGAAGCACAGACATTGATGGGTCAGGTAGGTCGTACAACCGCTATAGGGGCAGGAACTGGGGCTTTAGCAGGGTATGGCTATGCAGAGCAAGATGCTGGCTCTGAAGCTGCCAAAGGTGCTATTTTTGGCGGTTTAGTTGGTGGTACTGTTCCAATCATTCTTGATAAAGCTGGCTCAATTATCAAGAATGTTCTTAACGCATCAGGCATTGGTGACCAAGCGACTGCATCTTCCAAGATGCTTGCTAACTATATGCAAAAAGATAATTTAAGTCCTAAAGAAGCGCAAGAGGCATTAGATGAGTTACGCCGTATTGGTGTTCCTAATCCAGTTATTGCTGACTTGGGTAAGAACTTGAATGACTTAGCCTATAACGCATATATTGTTCAATCTAAAGCTAAGGGTGCTACAGAGAAGTTCCTTGAGGGTAGATTGATTGACCAACCAAATGACATTGTTCAGGGATTGGTTGAAAAGGCAGGATTAGCTAAGAATGTTAATGGTTATGAATATTTGACTGCATTGGCTGAGAACCAAGCAAGTAAAGCAAGTCAGGCATATCCAAAGGCTTATAGCCTTGCCATTGATGCACAACCATTCAGAACTTATGTAGATAGACCAGTATTTGTTAAGGCTTATGAAGAAGCACAAAAACGTGCATCTGTTTATGGTCAAACATTGCCTGAATTGGATGCTATTCGTAATGCTCAATCAGTGCCTACAGACATACTTCACCAGATAAAGATGGGTTTAGATCGTGTAGTGGAGAAAGAAACAGATGCTGTAACAGGCAAAGTGTCTGGTTATGGTCGTGATGTACTCAAGGTAAAAAATGAGTTCAATGACAAAATCAAATCATTGAATGATGATTATGCAAAGGCTAATGCTGAATTTGCTGATGCCTCACGCATTAAGAGTTCTTTTGAGATGGGTCAAAAGTATCAACAGATTGACCCAAAGGAAGCTGCTGCCAATATTAAGAAGATGAATTCTGATGAAAAGGAAGCATTCAGACTTGGCATGATGGAAGACATTAACAAGCGAGTTGGCAACTTCAAAGGCGGTGATTTTTCTCGTCAAGTCTTCAAGTCTGACAATCAGAAATTGATGGTTCGTTATGCCTTTGATGACCAAAACGCATACAACGAATTTTCTCAGTACGTTAAAGGACTGACTGAGCAGAGCAAGACAGCTAAAGCCGTACTTGGCGGCTCTAAAACTGGTGAGCGTTTGGCTACACAAGAAGAAGCTGGCACTTTGGGCGGCATCACGCAAAGTCTTGCATCTGGTGATTTAACTGGTACGACATTAGGATTGCTCAAGACTGCTTTAGCCAGATCAAGGGGAATTAGCGGTGAAACATCAGCAGAATTGCAAAAGCGTTTATTTACCACTAATCCTATTGAACAAAGAGCAGTGCTTGATGAATTGAATCGTAGAGCAAGGAAGAAGCCAACAGGCTTGCTATCTGGTGCTGCTGGTCTTGGCACTGCCACAGGAATCTTAGGAGACTGAAATTGACCCAATCTCTATCTGCCTACTTGCGGCTGGCTTGGTTAAACAAATCCAAGCTGGCTGTGAACTTTACAAGCAAGCTAAAGAGTCTTTTGTTGAAATTAAGCGAACTGGTGAGGAAGTCATTGCCATTGGCAAGGAAGTTAAAGGATTTTGGGGTTCACTGCGTAAACTATTTGGCAATAGTCCCAAGCCTGAAACTGCAAAGTCTGTGGCAAAGGCTAAAAAGTCTGAGTATAAAAATGTTGAAGAAACAGAAGTAAAAAAAGATATTGTAAAAAGTTTAAGTGAGTTCTTCAAACTGCAATCAATGCTTGAAGAACACATAAGGGAAGCAGAAGAAAAGGCTAGAACTGTAGTCTTTGCGGATGATGTGAACTTGATGGAAGAATCCCTCAACAGGGTTTTAGCCAAGCAAGAGATGGAGAGATTGGTAGTTCAGATCAGAGAGTGTATGGTTTACCAGTCACCTCCTGAGATGGGTGCTTTGTATTCAGAAGTCTTCAGCATGAGAGATGTGATTGCGGCAGAGCAAACAAAAGCAAGGAAGAATCGGGATGCAGAAATATGGCAACGAAAGCAAAAGGAGCGTCTTCTAGCCGAAAAACAAGCGTATCTAATGGTGACTATCCTCTGCCTCCTA